AATTGTACCTGAACCACCTCTTCGAATAAATGTTACTGTTTCTCCTGCAGTTGTTCCATCTGCAAAAGTAACTGTACCAGTTGTTGTACCTGTTAAGAAAATAACCCCAGCTTGAGCTGAGGCTTGTGTGCCATTTGCCGCGGTTGCAGTTGTGTATGCTGCTTTATCAATAATAACAGATCCAGTTCCTTTTGAATTAATACTTAAATTAATATTAGTATCTGAACTTCCTAGAGTATTAATTGATGGAGCTGAACCTGAAGCACTTGATAATACTTGGATTCTGTTTCTTGTGCTACCAGTAGCAGTAAATGAAATAACTGGATTTCCTAAAGAATCTGCTAGCCATTCTTGAATGTTAGGTCTGCTAATTGTTGGATCTGTAAGAGTTTTATTGGTAAGTGTTTGAGTATCGCTATCGCCTACAACATTACCCGTTGGAATAGATTTATGAGTAGCACTATCAAGAAGTCCACCGGAAGTTGATAGTAAAAAACTGCTGCCTTGAAATCCACTAAATGTATTAGTGTCTAAATCCATAGTCTTATTAGTAAGAGTCTGTGTTGCTGTATTAACAGTTACCTGCCCAGACGCGTTTGGAAAATCAATACTTCTTTCTGCAGTTGGTTCAACGGCACCAATTTTAGTTCTAAAACTTGTTCCAATAATATCAAAGCCACTATCTGTAAGAACAGAACCGCCACCAACTGCAATACCATCTCCACCAAGAACGTCATATAATTCTGTAAAATTATTATTGATCTTGGTTGCAGCCGTACGCAGCGTATCGCCTGTTCCATCGTTAGCTAATGTGCCTGTATTAACAACCTGTTTTACCATTTTAAAACCTTAGATTAATTTAGATTATTTATATGTGTTCAAGCGGATAATGCGCAGAATCTGCAGAGTTACCTGCTGAATCAAATAGTGTGTCATATCTATGTTGGTCGAATGTTGGTTTCAGAGCAATGAATCCACCATCTGAATCCATTGACATTACCATGCCATCTGAATCGTCCATTGTTGGCGATGATGTAGATAGAAGCTCATACTGATCCGCATAACCAGCTTGAGCACTATCAATAATATAATCTCCAACATCATCAAATGTCTGATCAATTCTCTGACGCTGCATTTCGTTATGATCGATACTAGTGTAATTCAAGAATGTAACTTCTGCAAATGCTTCTGGCGTAATTTGAGCATCAACGAATTGTGCTACGCCTTCTTCAATTGGATCACCAACTGCATCTTGAATAGTTGTAAGAATATTTGTATTCACCGCTTCAATTAATAGTTCAGATCCTAAATAAAAACCAGCTGGATGGACAAATAATTTATAAACATCAATCCAGTCTTTCACTGGAATACCAACTCTAATTAGTACAGATAAAGTTTGATATAATTTATCATCAGTAATAAATCTTTGTGATTCAGGACCAATTTGAGAAGCTTCTATTTTAACTTGTTCACCGCCATCATTTGTTCCATTTAAATCGTAATCAATTGCTGGACCAACTGTAAAAACATTTTCTTTTGGATATATTACTTGTGGGTCAACACCAAAGAAACCACGAAAAAATTGTTCAATAGAATACTTAGTACCTTTTGATCTATATAATAAATTAGAGAATTTAACGGCTTCTCTTTTATTTAAGAATCCACCAAAATAAGCTTGACCCAAAAGAAGTTCATCTTCTAAATATTGTAATAGATCATCAGAAACTTGAGTAGCATCTCTATTTCTATTTAGATCATGGATCTTATTACCAAAGTTTTCATTTGTATCTAAATATTCGTAATAGGCTTCAAATAATTGAATAAGATCTGGAAAGTCTTCAGTAAAATACTCAGGTAATACCTTTTCAATTTCTGAACGGTTTAAATTCAGAAGTCTACGGTTATTATCTTTTAATGTTTTATCAGTATATTGAGACATTAGTTAGTAGCCGTTGTGGTGATTGCCTGAATAGTTGAACGATCTGGATCATAACTAATAAATTCATTTCTTTCTGGAACCACAGCACTTTGGTTTGCTGGAACTGCTGAAAGTTTAATTTGAGTTAGTCCACCAGCAATATTAGTTGGATTGAAATATCTAATTGTTGCAATACCTGTTGCAGCATTATAATTACCAATATTATCAACAACTACAACTCCACCTGCAACATTAACTGCTTGGATTATATTAGAACTTAATTGATTCCTTAATATACAAGTAACACCATTTAACGTAAATTCATTACTGGTTATAGTATAATTTACATCATCCGGCGTGGCAATTGCAGCTGGGAATCTAATTTGTTGTTGTACATTTGAAGCAGTTCCTGATACAACGTTAAGAACTGTAGTAAAGTTTTCTCCACTTAAATCATTATTAATAATATAGTTTGCTGCTTCATTATATTGTTTATTAGATATAAACTCAACAATTTTATTAATATCTGTGCTTGATGTATTATCCGGATCAGAGAAAATAGTATTCAATGCAGTAATAATAGCAGGTGCCGATGGGGTAAAACGTTGCTGCATTCTAACATTAGCTCTGGAAGAAAGAATAGCTATATTAGATTCATCAATTTCTGTTAATAGATTAGATCTTCTAAATGCCTGTTTAAAGTTACCAGTGTTATTTGTAAAATAATTACTAACTTCGCTATTTACATTTGATGTCACAGCATTTAACGTAAGATCTGTTAATTTCGGGTTAAGCTGGAAGAATAAATCTAATTCAATAAACGTTTCAATTGGATCAACAAACCTAAGATTAAATGAAGTAATTGAAAGCTGATTTGCGAGATCTCTAATGCCTTGTTTTGTTGTTGTAATAGAAGCAGCACTAACATCATCTTCAAAAGCAATAGCTACGTTGACTGCTCCAAATTCTGGATTAATAGCATCCTCGCCACCCCAAGAAGCAATGTCACGGATAAGAGTTGAATAGTTTCTTAAAATAAGAGATGAATAATCTTCTGCAGTAACCATTCGGTTTTGTGTAGCATATTGGAATGGAGCATTCTTACGGATCGATTCAATAGATTCTTTTGTATCGCCTCCAACAGAAATTACAAGAGTTGTTGAACTTAATGTTGCTGTAACTCCACCGCCCGTTAAAGTACTTTGAGCTGTGAATGTGGTAGCACCATTTGCTACTGCACCTTTTGTTGATAGATATTCAACTTCAATTCTATTACCAGCTTCAGGTGCAATACCAAAAGTAGAACCATCACCAAATGATAACTCAAAATTTCCGTTTGGAGCTTCTCTTAAAATATAAACTGTAGATTGAGAACTAATCGATGTTGCATTTAGAATATTTTGATATGCTGTAAAGTCTGAACTTGTAGCACTTGGAAATACTTTTACTGTTACAGTATCAGCATCAATAGTTCCATCTGGAATTACATAAACTGGATTATCTTCGTATTCACCAACAAAGAAAGTTTTAGTTTTAAATGTGCCTTCATAGATTGGAATTTGATTTAATCCATCAGCAGTTTTAAATTCATAAAAACCAGTACCATCATCAGTAGCATAATAAGATTCTACTGTTTGGAAAACATAATTAACATCATCAACAGTCGTATTAAATTTAGTATATGGAGGCAATTCAATAATTGTATCTCTAGGTTCAGTGGTGGTTGTAAAAGTAATTCTCACCTTTGCCTGAGAAGCTGTATCAGTATCAGGGATATAACCAACACCTTCTGCCAAGGATACAACTGAACTTCTTAATTGAGCAGTTCCAAGGTAAGATTCATTTAAAGCAAAGTTTGCTATCAAAGCATTCATATGAGTGTTATGTGCCAACACATCCAGAATATTTGAAAGACCTGAAGCTTCAAAGTTATAATCTTTAAATTCTTCTTTATTTGCAAGAAACGTCTTTAGATTGTTTTTAATATTATTAAAGTCTAAAGCTGTTGATCTAATTGTCGTTACCATGTTATCTCAACCTTGATACTGATGTAGTAAATGTAAGAGTTTCTGAGGAGTTAAGTATCTGATATTCAATAGTAACACTAATTGAATTTCTATCTGGATCAGACTTAACGTCTATTTCTTGTATTAAAGCTCTTGGTTCATAAATCTGAACCGTTTGGATTATATTATCGCGTACTTCTTCATCTACTTCATCATCAGCTAGTTCAAATAATAAAGCTCTAATATTGCCACCAAAAAAAGGTAAGAATGGTTTTTCAAAATGGTTAGTTAAAATAAGATTCTTTAATGATTGCTGTACAGCAGATGCATCTTTCTTAACATATAATTCGCCATTTGGTTTCGCAGCAAAAGTAAGGTCAATATCACGATAAGGTACTTTCCTTGTCGTGATAATAGATGACTGCGATAAATTGCCATCCTCTTTTGATAATACTTTTGTTACAGCCATTTGCTACTCTTTTTGGTTTATTTATATGGCTTATCCGCCAGTTGGTGTACGAGACCAGTGAACAGCATCTTTAAATTTCAGAGATGCTTTTTGTTTAAATCCATAACGTCCAGCATTTTCATTTAACCATTTCCATACTGGAAGATTAGATGGATCTACATTACGTGACCAACCAGGAATTGCAATATCTACAGCAAGGCCAAGTCCATGATTTGATCTACCTTCGGTTGCAATTGTATAATTAGGATCTTTTGCTCTATGTTCAATGCGAGCTCGTTTCTGATAATAATAAGATCTGTATGCACTTGTTGGTATCAATTCAATTCCATCTTCAGCTGCTGCAGCTTTCATATCAAACCAAGCTCTTGCCGTTTGGGGTTGAAGCATTAATGGTCCAGTTCCATATTTTCTAGAAGAAGCTGGAGCAATTTCAATTAGTTTTGCTGGATCTAATTTACCATTAGAAATACCATCATAACCAATAGATGGTGGATTTAAAGTTTGATCTAGTCCATGATGTGGATAACCATCTGGAGTATTTTCTTTTCCTGTGAAACCTTCTGAAATATATTCTGTCTTATATGGAAGTACTTCAACTAATTCGCCTTGTGATAGTTTTTGGCCATTAAATTCAGTAGTTACCTTTCTATCAAAAATACCATACCAATCATCGTCAATATCTGGAAGAATCATAATCAATCTAGAAGCTATATTGTTATAGCCTTCTAGCGTATCATATGATAATATCATTTCTTTGAAGTATGCATTGTCTTTCAAATAAACTGCAATATCAAATAAAGCACTATTTGATTCTTTACCAGAAGAATTCACCGCTTTGAAAACTATTGCTTGACCTTTTAATTTTAAATCATTCAGGCCAGCTGGAGTTTCTGTAGGCCCTGGTCTATATACACCTTCGGATACTACAAATGAAATGCCTTTAAAATCTAGATTGTTATCTAAAATTCGTTGGACTGCAGTTCCATGTACGTACAAATATTTTGCAAGTTGTTGTTTGGCTTCTAAGTCTCTTAAGAATTTTAAATTTGTAGGATCTTCAGTACCTAGAAACTTAGCAATTGAAACGCTATCATTTAATTTTGTTTTTGCAGTAATCTCTTCTTTTAGGAAAGGATTATACTTATCCTCAGGAGTAATATTTGCAAATTTGCGTTTGGCTACATATGTAGCATACGCATCATTACGGAAAATATCTGGAGATTTTGCTGCAAGAATTGGTGTGGATTTCTCTGTAACAATTCTTCCAATCTCAGGTGGTGTTGGATTACTATAGCTTTCATCAATCACATTGTTTGCAATATAAGCATTTGTCAAAGCTTTATTGTTTCTATTTGCTGGATCTCTCATTGCAGATCTAGCCATTCTCACAGTTGGCTTTGTATGATGTACACCTTGATATGTGGAAGATTGATCGATAAATTTTTTCATATCGTCATCTTCATCAATAGTAACTTCTTTTATCCCATATTCAGATCCATTATAAGCAGTTACCATATCTGCATTAATTTGTGGGAAGGTTGGAGTTGCAGTATTCGTAATAGAACCAGCAGATCCTTGAGATGCTTCTCCATATGTTTGGGATTGAGTTACTGTAGATGTTGTAGCGGTACCATCTAAATCACCGTGAAATGTTGGTGCTGTAACACCTTTTTGGAATACTGCTCCATTACCAGTATAATTTATTGCTTGGCCACCAATTTGTCCAGTACCACCCATTACCGAAAGTTTGTCACCTGATACAGTTGTGTTGGGCGATGACACATTAACATCAGTTTCAGAAGTAATGTCTACGTCACCGCTTGCAAAAAATCCGGCAGCACCATCAATGTTATGATTAAACTCGCCCTTAACATTATGCTCATGTCCTCCAAGATAAGTTTCAACTACGCTTTCAGTCACATAAGTTGCTTTATTACCAGTGATTTGAGTTGAGGATCCTCTTCCAATAATTTTATCTTCAGATCCAATAATCTTTTCAGATTTATTACCACGTGTTGTAAGGTTAAAGTCCAAACAATCAATATTAAATTCACCAGCAACTTTCATATCTAAATTGCCTTGATATTCTAATGTAGCATCTCCACCCACTACAATAGTCACATCAGATTTTATTACTTCTAGTTTACCTTTCATGGAAACTATTTTAACGCCTCCATCAGGCATTAGTTCTATACCACCACCTTCAGGATGTTTAATAACAACTCTTTTATTTTCAGGTGTATCATCTAATACAATTGTAATACCACCAGGAGTTTCATTCACTTGGATTTTATCTAATTGGGATTCAGAAGTTTGCTCTGGTTCAGATTGAACATTTTCAGACTGAACTGGCATTTCCAATTCAGTTCTTTCTTGGCCAAGTACTTCTTTATTTGTTGAAGGAGAATTAAAATACTTTGATCTTGGATTTTTACCAGAAGGATCTTCTAATCTAGCTTTCTTGTCAGCTAAAGGTATTTTTAATTTGCTAGGTGCGAATGCCATAATATTATCCTGTTTCCATAGAAGCTTTTCTAAAGTTTATTAATTGTTCTCTTGTAAGTGGATCTGAAGTACTAGGATTATATCCTGCTGCGTTTTGTTTACCAAACTTATTCTTTATAAATTTATTGACATCAAAATATGGTTGAGGCCCACCAATAATTTTACCAGCGCCAAAAACTTGTATTCCTGGTTTTACGTCGTATATTGCTCTTAATATAGTTTCAAGCTCTCTCATTTGAGCATCATTCGGATATTTATCAGCAGCAATATGAATTGCAATTGATCTTTGCCAATGCCCATTTTCAACAATTGTATTTGACATGTCTAATTCTAATGGTCTGCCTCTAATAGATCCACCAAAAATTGGAATATAAACATGTGGCTGGTAGCCAACATTTTCTTGTTCAACAAAGTATTCGTGCCAAGTTTGAATTGGTGTGAATATGTCACTAAACTCACTACCATGATCAAAGGCATAAATGATAACTTCAGTAACTTCTCTTTGAAGGTTTGCAATTTCATTTGAAAATGTCTTTGAATCTGAAATAGGTGTAAAGACTCCATTTGCATTTATATCAGTTGCGGCTTCTCTCCATACATTTTTAAACTGGTCAGTTTTAATAACTGGAATATTTAATGTAACCGGAGCTGGAGTATCTAATTGAGCCTTTGCAGTATTATCAATTGATTCCAGTGATGATCTTAATTCACTTTCGTCTAAATCAGAATATTTTTGTAGTATTCCAACTGCAGCATCTACATTTTTATTTACAGATACAGCTTCAGCAATTCTTCTTATATCTCTATCTGGTATACTTTGTTGAACGCCATTTAGTTTAGCCACAGACTGGATTGTATTTCGTGCTGGCCTAAAAATATCTTCAACTAAGTTTTCAATTAAAGAACCAAATCCTTGATTGATTTGTCTATTTACAGCATCTTGGCCTCGAGTAATAGTGTCTTCAATATTTTTGATAGTTGATTCAATAGTCGTTGAAAAAGGTAATACCGAACCAACAACCTCATCAATAATATCAGTATCAAAATCTTCAACATCTATATTTTGCTTTACAAGATTTTTAATTTGAGATGCATTATCAGTTGTAACTTTCTTTAACGATTTTGCAATAGCTTGCGGATGTGGTAAAACAATGGTAACATTTTTTTGTTTACTTGTTGTTCCTAGATCTTTACCAACTACTGTTTCCAAATCAGATTTTGATGAACTATTTACTGGTTTACTTAAACTAGCAGATGCTGATTTTTGTATTTTAGCGACACCTACTTTACCTTCAATATTTTTAGGTACTGATGTTTCTAATTGTGATATAACATCTGTCACGTCTTGTGCAAGGTTTTTTAAACCAGCTTTTGTTTCTCCAACAGCTTTATATAATTGAGTTTCAGCAGCCTTGGCTTGTTCTCTTGCTTTAAATGTTTCTGTTGTAATTTTTGTTTGATCAATATTACGTAGTAAGCCTCTAAAACCAGCTACAATTTGATCTAATTTATCTGCCATAATAACCTCTTAAATAGTCGCTGCTGATTGATCTCTACTATCATTATAAATTTTCAATGCTTTTCTAGCATTGTTTTCTCGTTTATCAATATCACCTTGTCCATAATATTTTTTAGCTGAACCCATTTCAAATACATGTAAGAAATGATGTGTTGGATTTGTTTGTTCACTTGTAGAACTACCCCATACACCTGGTCTATCATAATCAAAATTCTTTGGATTACTTAAATGATTCCAACATCTATGATTTCCACCTGTATATACTTGACCATTATTTGCAAGATATGGAGCGTTTTTCATATCATATATTAAATATTCCATTTGAGTAAAGAAGTTCAATGGATTTTTCTTTTCAGGATCAGATATATTTCCAGCTTTTGGCCAATTTGGTCCCATTACAATTTTTTCTAAAGTTTGCCAGCGTCTTACATTTGCTGACGCATTCCATTGTGCAATACCCCATGCTGGTTCTTTACCAGGATTTTGAGTTACTGTTTGTGTTGGAAACTGTGGATCTACTACTTGACGAGTTGATACTCCACCTTGAAGCTTTGGATCTAAACTTGAATTTTCTCCTAATAAATTTCCAACTACTCCGGCTGCTGATCTAGGTGGTAAACCATTTGTAACTAATATTTCCATTGCTGCAAATGTTTTAGAATCAACACTAGTTTCTGATACAGTATCTTTTACATAACCGGGTACGAGTATTCCATCTTTACCAATATCATCTGCGTCTTGATAATTTGGATTTTGATTTTGTGATGCTTGATCTATCTGCGTTAAAGAAGGTGTTTCAACTTTTCCAATTGATCCTATTACAATAGGATGTTGAGATAAAGCCCCATCTAAAAAGAATCCAAAAACCGCTGCACCTGTTTGTAAATAAGTATTTTTACCATAACCACCAACACCGCCTTCAGTTGTTGGTAAAACTGTAGTAGCCCATGGTAAATCTTCAACTGAAATATTATCTTCTTGATGGATTCCATAGATAAAAATTTGCACTCTTCCCAAAGCATCACCAGTGTTTACTACTCTACCAGTAAACCATCTTAAATTATCTCCATAAAATGCATTGCTCATGACAGTTGTACCTTATTAAATAGTCTTGCAATATTTAATACTACAGTATGTCGTCCTTTATTTTGAAAATCAATAATGTGTCTTCTATTTAATATAACAAAAGAACCAGATTTTTTATGGTCTATCATATCGCTTCTTTCATCTTCAGGATTATTTTTAAAAACATCTAATTCTATTTGATTACCAACCGCAGCCGAAGGATTATTAAATGAGAATATTAATCCTGGAACATGTATACTATACATATTTTTGAGCATATTAGTCATAACATGTTCTTTTACTAAACGAAGGAACATTTCATATTGATCACCATCGTAAGATAATAAACCATCTCTATAAGTTTCACCAACTAATGTATTAAATATTACTGGTGTAAATTCAGTAAGTCTTCTATTATCTTGACCAGAAGGATCAGCGATAAAATCTTCATCAATTTGAATTAATGTTTGACCTTCAGGCAAATTTGATGCATCTGCCACAGCCTTTAAATATTCTTTAATACTTACATTTTTGGTTTGTAATAAATTCCCATTTGTAGCATTCATTGCATTAAATTTAAATCCAATAGCACCTTGTTGAGTAAGTGCAAAAGTATTTTCTAATTGTCCAGGATCATAACTATAAACACTGAGAGCTTTTGTGTTTATATCTTGTGATGATACAATACTTGCAGATGCTTGAGAATATACAAATGGTTTGTCTTTATTTAGAGCATCTTTTGTTAGGATAGTATTTAAATCGGTTATAACAAAATTATCTTCATATAAAGAAGAATATAAAAAGAATGGCATACCAAGCTCAGTAGTCATTTTTGCTAAGATATGATCTATAGCTGTAAATGGATCTACATTTGGTGCAATATATCTGAAAGCTTTTTGGAATGATATATTATTGGAATCAAATTTTAAACCTTTAAAACTAAAGTTATCTTCAATGATTTTAAATATAATCTCTTCACAGGTTCCGGTATATGCTTTACTTAAATTTAATTGGCTATTATAAAAAGCAACATCTTCAATCAGACTAATATTCAATATAGTATTGTAGTCATTTGTTTTAATAATATCTTCAATCGCTGTAATTATAAATGTTTTAGTAATTGGAACTGATTGATCTCCACCTGGAGCTTCAAATTCAATTTCAACTCGTTCAACACCACTAATATCTGCTAGACGATATAAGTCTTGATCATCTTGAATTGTCATAGTAGCAGTTAGATATGGCTTAAATAAATTTTCATAGATACTTAATTCAGTAACAATTGGAGCTCCACCAGCGCCATTTGCATTATCATTTTCAAATCCAGCTAAATTTAAATATTGGTAATTGCTAGGAAACCGCTCAGCATACAGTCGGACTCTTTTTATGACAATGTCTTCAGGAGAAAATATATTTGTTGCCATATTATGATCTTATTAATTTTTGGAACTCAGAATTAATTTGGTTTGCCACTTCAGGCTTAAATATTTTAATCCTTTTTAACTGTTCGTTTTCATCAACCAATTTATCTAAATTAGATACTGGTATA